GGGGTGTCCCATGTATTATGGGAAGTATGAGTAACAAAAAAGCCCCAGAGTTGCATTTGGTCGATGGCACAACCCCACGCAAGGGAATGCCTACGGCCCTGCCCGAAAATATTAAAAAGAGAATCCCTAAAGCGGAATGGCTCGACAACCCCGACGGGTGGGACAAAGACAAGTTCATCGAGGAAACCTCCGAGTTCCTTTACACCGTCTACGGGATTGGCAACGACCAAGACAAACACACGCTGGCGATGCTGGCTGACCATGTGGAGTTGTACGTTAAATGCACCCGAGGCATCAACAAGAACGGCATCGTGACCACGTTCAACAATGGCGCTACCGTTGGCCCCAACCCGTACATCGGCATCCGTCAGAAGACTATGACGCTCATCATCCAACTTATGAACGAAATGGGCCTTACGCCGCGTAGCCGCCTGTCGGCTGGCAAGTCCGAGGAAGACAGCCCACTTACCCAATTCCTCAAAGGCCCAATGGCGAGATGACGCGCAAAACTGGCTGGCCTCAAGAAATGTTCTTGATGCAAGATGACTGCTCAAAGTTGAGCCGATGGTTTGCAAGCAGGATTGACGCAAGAGAAACAATAAGGCGTGTATTCCGTCAAGAGAAAGGACAAGACATGACACAAGAAATCAAACCATGCCCTTGGTGCGAAGGCACGAGCGTTTCCGTAACTGAAAACGCTGGATTCCGTTGGCGATGCGCTGTTTGCGATCAATGCGGCGCTTGCGCTCCAGAAGTTCGCAAACAAACCCTTGGCGAAGGCACAAACGAGGAATGGGAAAAAGACGCGGAACGCCGCGCTATTGAATCTTGGAACGAACGAGCATGAACTGGCAAGACGGCGTAGCGTATGCCCACGCGGTAGCAAAGGGCGAGATTCTGGTTTGCCGCAACGTGCAACTGGCTTGCCAGAGGTTCTTGAACCAGTACGAAAATAAAGAGTGGGAATGGCTGTTTGACGAGCGTTTCCCGCAACACGTGTTGGATTTCACGGCGACGCTGAAACACACCAAAGGCCCAATGGCTGGCGACCCGATTGTGTTGGAGCCTTTTCAAATCCTGCTGATTTGCGCCATATACGGCTTCCGAGGCAAAAAAGACTTGACTCGCCGCATGGTGACGGATGTGATTTTGTTCATCCCGCGCAAGGCTGGCAAATCTACCCTGACGGGCGCAATCTCCCTGTACGAACTGCTTTTCGGCGAGGCTGGCCCCGAGGTTTACACGCTGGCGACCAACCGCGAACAGGCGACCATCGTTTTTGACGCGGCTAAAGGTTTTATCGAGGCGATGCCCAAAGAACTGGCAGATTTGTTCACGCCGAGCAAATACGCGATTAACAAACGCGGCGACAGTCAAAGTATTTTCAAAGCGTTGAGCCGCGACACCAAAAAGACGGGTGACGGTAAAAACCCCTCGACGGTTATCGTGGACGAGGCCGCGCAAATCGTAGACCGCAACTCGATCGAAGTTTTGCACTCAGGTATGGTGGCGCGGCAAAACCCGCTACGCATCTACATTACGACGGCGGCTTTTACGAAAGACACCAAGTTCTACGAGGATTTGTCGATGTACGAATCCATGCTGAAAGGTGAGGCGACAGATAACCCGCGCTGGTTCGGCTTGCTTTACGGCTTGGACGTTGGCGACGACTGGCACGACCCTGCGACTTGGGCCAAGGCTAACCCGATGCACGGTATTTCTGTGTACGAATCAGCGATTGAGAGCCGTGCGGAGGAAGCCAAACACAAACCAGCCGCGCTCAACGAGTTCCTTTGCAAAACTCTGAATGTGTGGGTTTCGGCAAATAGTGCTTGGTTGGACCGTGCTCACTGGGACGAGCCTGTGTGTCAAATTGTTCCTCGCACCGAACAGCCAGAGGCCGTGTTTATTGGATTCGACTTGGCGGCTACGCGAGATTTGAACGCTGTTTGCACCCTGAAACGATACGGCGAACTGGACTACGAGGCTGAGTGGCAGTTTTTCTTGCCCGAAGAAAGCCTCGCATTTATCCCGAAACACTACTCCGACATTTTCCGTGTGGCTATCGACAGCGGCATCCTCAAGTTGACCGAAGGCAACGTGATGGACGACAGGGAAATCAGCGACTACATAATTAACCAGCAATGCAAGAAGTATGACGTTAAAGAAGTCGGCTACGACGCTTACAACGCCGCCTCGCTGGTCGCCCGTTTGCATGATGCTGGTGTTCCTGTGAAGAAAGTTGGTCAAGGAATGGCAGTCTTGAACAACCCGAGTAAATACATCGAGAGATTGATTTTAAACAAGCAAATCAAACACGACGGCAATCCTTTTGTTGGTTGGCAACTTGGCAACTGCGAGGTTTACACCGACGTGAACGGAAACATCAAAGTTCGCAAGAACGAGGCAGATAAAGCCGCGAAAGTTGACGGAATAATCGCACTTATCATCGCTTCACATTGCTCTCTAGACAATCCGTTCGTGAACAACAGTTTTGGATTCAGGTCGTTCTGATGTAATATCGAGGCAATTCAGGAGAAAAACATGGCAATTTTTGACATTTTCAAGGGAAAAAAGACGACTCAGAACGAGTCGAACGTTGTTCTCGGTCAACTCCAACTGGGTAACCAAGTTGTCATTGGCGACCAAAGAAGCCAACCATCGCAACAACTGTTGTATGTCACGACTTCCAGCACCACAACCGCTGGTCGAGTCATGGATATTTCGGGACTCACCCGAAACTCTACTGTGATGGGTTGCGTTGGTGTGAAGGCCCGTGCTCTTTCTCAATGCTCAATCTCCATCGTTTCCAAAAACGACGACGGCACATTTGTTGACGCAATCAAAGACAAAAGCGTTGGAAGCCGCGACAAAGCCAAGGCAAAACAGGTGTTGAACCTGTTGAACGCGCCAAACAACTTTCAAAGCGGTTACGAGTTCTGGTATCAATGGTGTATGTGGCAAGATTTGGCTGGTGAGACTTTCACCTTGCTGTGGCGCGACAAGCAAAAGGATTCCACCGCAACGCCAATCGAGATGTATAACCTCGATGCGACGCTCATCACGGTGAAACTGTCAGACACGCGTTATCCGCAATATGTTTTGAGTTCGCCCTCATACGGTTTCAGCAAAGACACGCCGCTTGAGTATTACCAAGTGATGCACATCAAAGAAGCCGCATGGCAAGGTTCGTCAGGCTTCAACAAAGGCATTTTGGCAACGGAACTGGTCGCGCTCGACCAAGACATTGACATTTATGCCAACTTCATTATGCAGAACGGCGCAAAACCGACGGGCATTTTCTACACCGACCAAGTGATTCCTGACGCGAAATTCAAGGAAATCGCCTCGCGCATCAAAGAAACTTGGAACGCAATGACAGGCTCACGCGCAACCGACCCAAGTAAAGCGGGTCAAGGCATGTTGCTTGACCAAGGCATGAAGTACGACCCAATCAAAATGTTGACGTTGCAAGACGCTGATGCCGCCGCGCTCAAGACACAAACCATGAAACGCATTTGCGGCGTGTTCGGTGTGCCTCCAGCAATGCTTGGCATCGCAGACCAGAAGTACAACAACACGCAAACCATGTTGGACGAGTTTTACAAAACCGTCATGTACCCTATGGTCATCAACATTGAGCAGAAGTTGAAGTCTCAACTGTTGCGCGGCTATCCGAACCTACACGTTCGTTTTGACACGAAAGACTTTTTGAAAGGCGCTCCGCTTGACCAAATGAATTTCGTGACAGCGGGTGTGAAAAATGGCATCATGACACCAAACGAGGCGCGTGAATACCTGAACATGCCCGAAATTGAAGGCGGCGACGAACTTGTTCCAAGCGGCGGCGGCTCTGGCGGCGACACGCAAATCACAGGCACAAGCCCTCAAGACACAGGTGGCGGTGGCGGTAATCAGCGCAATAAAATGAACATCGGAACGAAATAATGAGCGCAATCAACAAAGTGCTCATATTTCTTGCTTCACAAAGACGGAAGTCTGATGTTAAACTCTGCGCCACAGAGAAACCCCACAAGATACAAGACGATAACCAATCTATTCACAACGGGGTGATAAATGAAACAACTGAATCTGGTATGCGAGGCGCAAGTCAGCCTGTCGCAAAACGCAAACGAGGCCGCCCAACCAAGCGGTCAACTTGAAGCCCGAGTAACCACTTGGGGTGCGCGAGAAGGCGCTGACGGACGCAAATTCAATTACCAGCCAGAAGGCTTTGCCGATTGGGCCGCTGAGTTCGCAGACGCTGGCAAACCTTTGCCAATGTTTTTGAACCACAACGACATGGGTATGCCAATGGGTGAGTGGACCGCGTTTGAGTTTGACGACGCTGGCATGACCGCTAAAGGCCGCTTGTATCTCAACACAGTTGGCGGCAACGACCTGTATCAAATCCTCAAAGAAAGTCCCAACATGTTTGGCGGCGTTTCTGTTGGCGCTTACGCCGAAGAAGCCTGTATGGTCAACGCAGAAGGCGAAGAATTTGACCCTGCCACAATGGGCGACGACGAGGCTTATTTCCAAATTACCAAAGGTGGTTTGCGCGAAGTTTCCGTCGTGATGTACCCTAACAACCCTAATGCAGAGATTCAGAAACTGGAAGCGTTCGACGCAGAAGGCAATTTGAATCCACGAGTTTTGGAAAAGGCTTTGCGTGAGGCTGGCCTTAACAAAAAAGATGCGACCACCGCATCTAGTATCTTCAAACGAGTAATGGGCGAGCGTGATGCTTCCGTGAAAGTTGAAGTGACCCCAACTCAGGGTGAGCCTGATGCGGTGGTGACCGAAGCCGAAACCGAGAAACTGCTCAAAGCATTTGAGTTGCGTGACTTGGAAAAAGCATTATCCAAACGCCTGAAATAAGGAAATCAAAATGTCAGTTGAAAAAATCCTCGAAAAAGTTGATGCTATTGAAGCCGCTCAACTCACCAAAATCGACGAAGTGAAAACCGAAGTCGCATTGACTGTTGAATCTGCAAAAGCAGAAATTCAAGAGAAAATGTCTGCCCTAGAAGCCAAAGTTGCTTCCATCCAAATGCCCGAGTTCATTCGCGCTCCTCACAAAACCATCCGTGGTGATGTGAACCGTCGCGTCCGCGAGCAACTGGCTGGTTTCAGCAAGGGTTCTAACAAGATGCACACAGAATTGAAACTGTGGGAATCCGAAGACCAACATTCCGCATACCTGAAAGAAGCCTCGACTTTGACAGGCTCTGGCGCTGGCATCGGCGGTCGTACTGCTTATGACCCTGTGTTCCACGCTCTGCGTTTGATTAACCCAATGCGCGGCGTGTCTCGCAACGTGGCTACTGACGGTTCTACCTATCAGTTCCGCGCTAAGACTGGCAACGCTGGTGCGGCATGGGGCTATGCAATTCAGAACAACGGCTCTGCCACAACTGAATCGACAAGCATTTGGCAACTGAACATGCAAGACATTAACGTGCAGTTCCCTATCCGTACTGCCGCCTTGGATGACATTGACGGTTTGGAAGCAAACGTCGTTGACGATATGTTGACTGAATTCAGCCAACAAGAAGGCTTGTCAATGATTTTGAACAACGACCAATCTGGTTCGACTACCACCGCTTACGGTGCGACGAACGGCTTGCGCGGTTTGAATCAATATCCTGGCGCTAACGCTTCTTACACTGGCGGCACTATCAGCACAGCGGCTTTCGGTTCAAGCGGCAACGCTTCTACTGACGGTTTGCACAGCATCGCCACTTACGACCAAATCACAACCAATGGTTTTGGCACTGCCAACAACGTCGTGTTCGCTGACTTGATTAACTTCATCCACTCTCTGCCACAACAATACTGGTCTACGAACAACAAGTTCATCATCAGCCCATTGATGCTGGCTGGTATTCGTGGCTTGGTTGACGACAACGGCACACCTGTGTTCGAGCGTATGTCTCCCTTGGTGTCTGACGGTATCGTTGGCAAGTTGTTGGGCTTTGACGTCGTGGTGAACAACTACCTCGAAAGCCCAATCGCTTCTGGCGCTGAGGCTGGCACTAACAGCCAATACCCAATGTACTTCGGCGACTTCCAACGTGGTCACACCATCGTTGACCGCTTGAGCATGGTGTTGCGTCGCTACGAACAAACCGCTCCCGGATTTATCACATTCTTCGGTGAGAAGCGTTTGGCAACTAGCGTGGTGGACCCATTCTCCATCATCCGCTATCGCTCTACTGCGACTGGCGCCTAATAAAAGCGGGGGGCTTAGGCTCCCCTCTTTTTGTTTTTTCAAAGGAATTATCCAAATGAGTGCATCACAAAAAATCATCGACGGCATCAAACAAGCCATCAACGAAGGCGGCAAAGTAACAATCGACCTGCGTGAAGCGTCTACGCTCACTGGTTCTGGTCTTGATATCGGTGGTCGCACTTATTTTGATGACGCTTTTGCCGCATTGCGTTACGCAAACCCTTTCCGCAAATTTGCTCGCAACATCAAAACCCCACAAAGTTCTGCTGTTCAATTCGTTGCCAAAACAGGTAACGCTACAAGCGCAAACCCTTGGAACCCTAACGCAACCCCTAACTCTGGTTCACCAGACACGGCAACATCATTCTGGGTGATGCCTACACGCATCATCAACGCACAGTTGCCAATTCGTGTGGCGGCTCTGGATGACATTAACAAGTTGCAAGAAACGCTTCTGGATGATCTCGCTTTAGAGTTCAGCCAACAAGAAGGCGCTTCAATGGCTGTCAACGATGACCAAGCAGGTTCTACAACTACAACAACTGGCGGCACTTATGGTTTGCGTGGTTTAGACATTTACGCAAGTGGCGCTACTTCTGCTTATGGCACTAGCGGCACTGCTCTCACAAACGGCATTCACACCATTTCAACTGTTACCTATACAGAACTTGAGCATGAAACATTGTCCGAGATGGCGAGTGCGTTGCCAGGTCAATATTGGAATATGCCCGGAACTGCTTGGATGATGTCACCTGCGGCTATTGAGACTTTGCGCAATTATGTTCACGGCGGCACAAATCAGGCTAGTTATGCGTTTGTGGAAACAGGCGCAGACAATGCTGGCGCTTTGACTCATGTGTTCGGTTTCCCTGTGATTGTCAACCCATATCTGTCTGCTGAGTTCCCTGTTTACTTGGCTAACTGGCCTCGTTTCTTGACGATTGCAGACGTAGAGGAAATTGATATTCAAGTGTTCGAGCAGACTGCTCCCGGATTTGTGACCCTATACGCTGAAAAGCGTGTGGCAAGCACAGTCCGCGACCCGTTTGCTGGCGTTCGTTGCACAGCCGCATAAGAGGTAAAGCATGGCAGTTGAAAATCAAACACTCGCACCGTTTTACTCGTCACAGCGTAATCCTTACAATTACGCGAAAGTCGAGCAAATCGGGCGCGACATTTCAACGGCATGGCTTACAACTGACGAACTTCGTCAGCAAATCAACCTTTGGGATGACACCAGCCAAGACACATATCTTGAATCGCTTGAACTTGCTACACGCATGGCGATTGAGGATTTCCTTGGCATGGCAATCTTTGAAACCAGTTACAAGGTGTATTACGCCAGTCTTGGCCTATACAACACAGCCGTGTATCTGGATTTGCCAGAGGTTTCTCAGCGGAACGGTCTTGTTGAAGGCGTTGTGATTGACGCTGTTGAGTGCTACACCAACAGCAACACAATTCCAGAAGTTGTCAATCCAACTCAATATTCATACGACCCGACTGGCAATCAAGTCATTCTCATGTCGATTCCCAACGCGTTGAATCAACAGGTTGCGAATCCCATTGTGTTGAGTTACACGTTGAACGCAACTCCGTTGGCGGCTTACCCCGTAATCAAACAGGCTGGACTGTTGTTGTTTACTCACCTTTACAACAATCGCTCAAACACGACTACAACAAACTTGGTTGAAATTCCGTTCGGCGTTCAAGTGTTACTGCGACCATACAAGCCATTGGTGATGTGATGATTAAGCGTTACGAGCAAATCACCGTCAAGAATGTTGTGAATGGTCAAAACGCCTTGGGTGATTACACGACTACGCTAACAGATTGGTTCGAGACTCGCGGATTGGTGCATGACTTTTCCAAAACGTTGCGAA